ACAAAGATAACCAAATGCGTCAAAAGCATGGTCAACTCCTAAATTTTTATTTGGTAAGCCAGTATTAGGTGCATAAGTAAGAGTTCTAAGTGCTTTTATTAATTCTTTACATCTTGGATGAATAAAAGTTCTTCGATCTCCATTTGCATCAAGCAGAGCAGTATTCACAGAAGTAATCTTATCTCTAATCTTCCACGGACTTTTTGGACTCATAACTGTAAAACCAGACCTTCTAAGAATTGTATGATCTGTAACTCCAACCCCACTTGTTTTTCTTGCACTACCAGTAGGATCAGGACAGGCAATAATCCTACGATCAACTCCATACCTCCTTGTAACCTCTTCTGCAAAATCCCAAGTGGTAGCACCACCTGTTAGCATGATTTCATCAAACACATATAGGTTATTGTCATGCTTTACCGCACAAATTCCTGCCATAGGGTCAACGTTAAAATCTAAACCCAAGAACAAAGGAAGCATATGTAAATCCTGTACTTCCTTATCAATATTCTCATCTCCAAAACTAACAGCGACAAGACCAGTTAAATTCTCAAAACTAGCCTCAAACTCCTGTCTAAATGTTCTCGCATCTAATTGACCCCTAGCAGCCTCTACTTCCTCTTCTTTAACATTACCCCCTTCAATCGTAGTAAAACTCCATCTCTGCCAATCATCCCACTCCTCTTCACCGCAATAACACCACATATCATAAAACCAGCTTGCAGTACCATCAGGAGTGCTAATAAACAAAGCCCAACCCTGTTTATCAGCCAATGCAGGTCTGATTACCTCCGCCCATACTTCCCTATCCATAAAAGCTGCTTCATCCAATACAACCCCTGCCAAACTCCTACCCCTTAATGCCATAGCATTTTCAGTTCCTTTTAACTCAATAGTCGATCCATTTATCAATTCCAACCTTAAATCTGTCTCATTCTTACTCTTAATCCAAATATTCGGTGTTAACCTCTTTAACTCCTTCCACGCAATATCCTTTGCCATCCTATAAGTAGGAGCACAATAGAAATAAACTTCATTAGGTCGATTGATTGCACCTCTGAGCAATTCAATACAGGATAAATATGATTTCCCAAACCTTCTTCCTGCAACCAACACCCGAAATCTTTTATCACTATTAAATACCTCCCCTTGTGCATACCTTAAACTTATTTCTTCCTGTTTTTTTACCGCCATAACACTAAAAATAACAAAAGTCTGAATAAGTACCCCCTCTTTATAGCCTATTTCAGCTTTTTTGGGTTATAGTTTCAGTAATAACCCTTTACAAGATCAAGTCCGTGGCTTCTTCTACATTCCCAGATAACTTAAATAATAATTCAATAGCACAACCAGCAAGAAAAAGAGTCCGTTCTGCTTTGTCAGATGTCCTAAAACGTTCTCAACGTCTTTATGCTCGTCAACTTGAAGGAAAAACCACTCGTCAATTAGTTCTAGAACACGCAAATATTGAAGGTATTTCTGAAACTACCGCCTGGGATGATTGGAATAGAGTTAAAGTTTGGAATAATGAAGATTGGGAAAAAGATAGAGAGACTCTTCTACCACGTCTACAAGCCATGAGAGTGCGTCTATTCAATAAAGCAGTTAAAAAAGGTCAGCTACAGACAGCAGCACAGATCCTAGACTCTCTAGGCAAAGTAATAGGCGAATCCGTAGAAACAGTTAACATCCAAGCTCCAGAACTTTCAATAAGAGTAGAACCAAAAAATTAGCTGAAATATATTTAAGTTCCCCATGGCATTTTTTTGCCAAAAAAAGTCCGAAACAGTCCCCCATAGTCCGAAAAAGTCCGAAAAGAAAATAGTCCGAATAAGTACGAATAAAATATTAATAGTCCGAAAAGGTTAGAAATAAAAAATATATTAATAGTCCGATAAAGTTTGCAATAGTAAACTAATAATTGATATAATGAAATAGGTTTAGTATTAATTAATTTTGATTAACTTTTATTCTTCCAGATGTAACAACATCAAATAGAGCTAAAGGTAATTTAATTTAAGAGATTGCTAAACCAATAAAAAACAAAATTATCTCAAAACCTTCCAAAAATGAGAAAACTAAAAACCCAAAACAAAAATCGAGAATCCTTACAAATTAAGGTAACGATTAAACCAGAGATAGCAAAACTTTTAGATGCTGCTATTCAAATTAAAAATCCTGATTTATCAAGATCAGCATTTTTAAAATTATGTCTAACTAAGGAATTAAGACAGATTACTTTAGGAGATGTTTAAGATGCGAACTAAATTATTATTAATTGCTTTTCTCCTTTTAAGTTGGCAATCATATGCGATTATCTCAACTCTTTATGATCGTTTAGATGCTCGAACTACTCAACTTGAAAAATTACTAGAGGAACTTTAAAAAATGACTTTAAAAAAAGAAAAAACACTTTTAGCATTTATTAGAATTTCTGGTGGTTCTAGTTGGTATCAATCAGATAATGAAGCTCCAGAACTAATTGCTCTTAAGGCTGTTAAGGTAGCCAAAAGAGATTGGAAACATCTTTTTAAATTTACAAAAGATGGAGAATGGATTGTTCCAATTTATGACATTTCAAAATGTCGTTATGGATGGCAAGCTTTAAGTTTTCCAACTGGAATTTTTCCAATTTTAAAAAATGGAAAAATTGGGAAAAAACCTTGTAAATGGGTTAAATCAATTAAATTATATTATTAATTAATTAATCCTTTTAGGGTAGTTTTTGAACTACCTTAAAAAGATTAATTTTTATAATTAATCTACTTTCCAAACTATTTTTTTTTAAAAACTATGACTTTATCAAAAGTTACTCCAGATGCTCAAACATTCACTTTTGAAGCATCAACTAAATTTGAAATTAAACTTTCAGATTTAACAGATTTATTAATTACTGCGGGTCAAGGCTGTTATTATTGGGGTCGTGTTTTTGTTAACATTGATCCAAGAAAACCATTTAAAAAACAAGATTTAAAACTTGAAAAAGAGGGGGGAATTATTATTAATACAAATAATTTAAATTTAGATAGTAATATCTATGTTGAAGATTGTGGAGATGATACAGAAATAGAAATTATAGATAATAAAAAAGTTATTGATTTTTTAAATACATTTAAGAAAATTTTAGATAATCCGAATATAAAAGGAGAATTTAGAACCAATTTAACAGATGCATTAATTAATCAAGATTATGGAATGTTAGATGCAGAGGATATGGATTATATCTTACAAACTTGTATTTTTGGATCTTGCGTTTATGGATAAATAATTTATTTACGATAATATAAATATCAGGAAATAAAAATTCCTGATATTTTTTTTTGAAAAAAAATTTGAAAATTTTTGAAAAATTTTGAAAAAAAAATTTTAAGAAAAAAATTTAAAAATAAAAATTTAAAAATTAAATTAAAAATAAAAAAAATAAATTTAATTTAGATAGTAAGTAAGAAAAAAAATAATAATAAAAATAATGAATGAAAAAATGAATGCAATTATGAATGAATGAATGAATGAATGAAAAATAATGAATGAATGTTCTTTTTAATACTTGTTTTTATTAGCATGATGTTATAATGACAATGTACTCTTAATACTTTCCAAAATGTACAAACAAAAACAAGATGTAAAAGATTACATCATACAACAACTTAATGATGATGTTGGACTAGACCAACATATAAGCGACTTGCACCACTATTTATTGAATGAAGATTATTTTATTATTGGTTCTTATCGGGCTGAAAAATGGTTACAAAAAGATGATAGTTCAATTTTTGAAGCTATAGAAACAATAAAAGAATATGAACAGTCAAATTTTGGCCAAGTCTCAACAGATTTAAGCTCTAGTGAAAATGTAGCCAATATGTTGGCTTATATATTGGGAGAAGAAATTTTATATAATAATGATACTTATAATTTATTTACTAGATTCCATAATGAATATTTAGACGAAGATAAAAGAGATTTACTTATATCTAGCTTAAAAGGAGAATAAAAAAATGAATTTATCACAACAACAAAAAAATCTAATTATTGAACTAATAAAAGATAAGTTTTATATTAATAAAGAGAATATACAATATTGCGAAAATTATATTAATGATGGTTTTTTAATGGAAGAAACAAAAGAAGAAAGAGAAAGAAATATAGAAAGTAATAAACAGTTAATAACAGAAACAAGATTACAACAAAGAGAATTATTTAAATTATTAAATAAATTCACTTTAAATGAAGTAGAGGTTTAAAAACCTCTATTTTTTTATATATATATTTACATCTAAACTATTTAGATATATACTATTTACATAACATCATATTATTATGACACTTTCCAAAAACAAAAAACCCATGAATCTCATGGTTTATCAATCAATAATGGGAGAATACCTTATTGATCCTAGTGAATGTTTAGAAAATCTAAACATACAAAAAGCAATAAGCATGAATGATGAAGTCATGCTAAGAAAAATTCTTGAATGTGAGTATTAATTATGAATTACAAAGTTACCTACGCTATAGATTCACTTGATACAAACCCAGTTATCAAGACTTTTGAACATGAATATGAAGCTGAAGAGTGGCTACATAATGAAGTTCAAGAAAGAATGGACTATATAGTCCAGCATAGTCCATATACTATCTCTGAAGAAGAATATAGAGAGATAGAAGAAAATGAATATTCACTTGTAAGAATAGAGGAAATTTAATTATGAATTGGACTTCAAAAGAAAAATCTAAGTATTGGAATAAAGCCTATCAAGAATATTCTCTTGAGAGTGGTTTATCCATTAAACAAGTAAGTGATTTTATTAAAGTGAATCCTTTTGTTGCTTTAACTATTGAAAATAGAGCTATTAAATTTTTAAAGGAGAATCAATTATGAATAAATTAGAATCTACAATACCTTTTGATGGTTTTTATGAATCATTTATTAGTGCTGATATAGAACATCAAATAGGGCAACAAATAGAATGGGATTGTGATATATATGATTTAAATGAATCTGAAGAAGAAATTTTACATAATAATTATTTAAGTGTTAATAGATCATATTTTTATAATCAAATTGCTGAAGATTATACAAATTTTTATATTGATGCACTTAATGAAAGATTAAAAGGATTTGAACTTAAAGCTAAATTTAACCTTTTAACAAGTCCTAGAGAATATAATTTTGAAACAGATAGAATTTTTATAGATATAGAAAAAAATCATGCTATTGATTTTATTAAATATATAATTAAACACTATAAAAAAGAGTTAGAAAAGAAAATTAAAGATAGGTTTACAAGTAGATCAGGTTTTTGGTCACATTATAAAAATGGATTAGATTTATGGACTCAAGATTATTCAGAATGGGATCATAACCAAATAGGAACTTGTTTTGAATTATTTGATTTTGATG